ATTGAAGAGAATGATCGCTTGGCATCCGAGGTAAAAAAGATACGCTGGCAACATGGAGCTGAGGAAATGGAATTAAAAGGTGGTCGGCGGTTTGTGGTAAAAGCTGCAAACAATGCCAGCCGAGGAATTTCAGCTCCAGCCACAATTCATTTGGATGAATTACGCGAATATAAAGATGAGGATGCTTGGTCATCAATGCGATATACAATGATGGCTTCACAAAATCCACAAGTATGGACTTATTCAAATGCCGGAGATCAACATTCAGTAATTCTTAACAAACTTAGGGAGCGTGGCTTAGCAGCCGCCACAAACCCATCCGACACGATAGGTTGGTTTGAATGGAGTGCCGAGCCTGATTCACCGATTACCCTTCCGTCAGGGGAAATCAATTGGCCAGCATTTGCTCAAGCCAACCCATCGCTTGGCATAACAATGCACCCAGATAATCTTAAAGCTGTAATTAATGATCCACCAGATATTGTAAAAACCGAAGTAATGTGTTTATGGGTTGATACTATAAACAGCGCAATTGATGCACAAAAATGGGCAGCATGTCAGATTGATCCAATTCCTTTAGATCCTGAAAAACCAACATGGTTAGCAGTAGATTTAAGTCCAGATCGCAAATTTGGTGCATTAGTAGCTGCACAAAAACTTCCCGGCGAACAATTTTATATTCAGTTATTACATACTTGGTCAAATGATTATTCAATCAATGATTTAGCAGTTGCCAATGACATTGCACCTTATGTCAGAAAATATAATGTTCAGACTGTCGCTTATTCCGCCAAGACTGCACAAGCCGTCGCAAGTCGGTTAGTTCCTGCCGGAATTCCTATCACACAAATGGATGGGGCGATATATGCTGAAAGTTGCGATCGATGGCTTGGGGCGATCAATAGCCACAGGTTGCAACATGGTGGGCAAGAGGAACTTACCCAGCAAACTCTTTCCGCTGCGAAACTGCCCTATGGGGATGGGTCATGGATCATCGGAAGGAAAGCGAGCAAGGTCGCAGTTTGTGCAGCTGTGGCCAGTTCGCTGGCAAGTTATTTCGCGACACAAGTAGAAACGGAAATTGACATACAAGTAGGATAAATCGGACTTTATGGTATATTATACCTTAATGGGATTATTAGATAGATTTCGGACAACTCAACCTGATAACTCAGTTGATGTTGCAGCTTCACTTTCACCTTACAATGCACAGCAATTAGTTGGCGGAATTTTATTTGGAACAACAACCGCAACGCGCGAACAGTATATGGCCATCCCTTCGGGAGCACGCGCTAGAAATATAATTTGTTCAACAGTTGGATCTTTACCGCTTGAGCAATACAATCATTTTACAAATGAACATGTAAGACCTAATCGTGTAATTATGCAACCAGATCCAAGAGTTGCTGGTTCAGCAATTTATGCTTGGATCGCTGAGGATCTTTTACTTTATGGCGTAGCTTATGGAATGGTAATGGATTCTTATGCTGCAACAGATGCTTCAAGAATTCGCGCATGGACAAGAATTGCTCCTAATAGAGTATTTACTTCATTAAATGCAACTTCAACAGAAATTGAATATTACACAGTTGATGGTAAGCGAGTGCCACCATTTGGTGTTGGATCTTTAATTGTATTTAATGGTTTAGATGAAGGAATATTAAATCGCGCTGGTCGCACAATTAAAGCTGCTGCTGAATTAGAAAAAGCCGCTGAGATGTATGCAAAAGAGCCAATGCCACAAATGGTTTTGAAATCTAATGGAACAAATTTAACTCCAGAGCGAATTACAAAACTTTTGGATTCTTGGAGAATATCAAGATCAACAAGATCAACTGCATTCTTAAATGCTGATGTTGAATTACAAGCATTAGGTTTTGATCCTGCTAAATTGCAGCTCAATGAGGCCAGGCAATACTTAGCTTTGGAAATCAGCAGGGCTTCCGGCATTCCGGCCAGTTTCGTATCAGCTGAAACCACTAGCATGACCTACTCAAATATGACGGCTGAAAGAAAAGCGTTGATTGATTTTTCATTTCGACCAATCTTAACTGCAATTGAGCAACGCCTAAGCCAACAAGATTTCTGCCCTAATGGCATTGAAACGCGTTTTGATATTGATGATTTCTTGAGAGGTTCAGCATTAGAGCGTGCTCAAGTTTATGAAATCCTAAACCGCATTGGCGCGATGAGCGTTGAGCAAATCCAAGAGGAGGAGGACTTAATCAGATGAAGATTAATTTCCCAATAGAAATAACAGCTGCCGACACAAACAAGCGCACAATCTCAGGAAAGATTGTTACATGGGATGAACAAGGTTCAACTAGCGCAGGATTAACTGTGTTCGAAAAAGATTCAATTGATTTTTCTAAACCTGTTAAATTATTGCTAGAGCATGAGCGTACTAAGCCGCTTGGCAAACTTATTGACATAACCGCAACAGACACAGGTTTGGAAGCAACATTCCGTTTGGCAAAAACTTTTGCTGCGGATGATGCGTTAGAGGAGGCCGCTACTGGATTACGCGACGGCTTTAGTGTTGGAGTTAAAATTAATGAATGGAAAAATGAGGAAGGCGTTTTGCGTATCATGTCAAGTTCCTTGCAAGAGGTATCACTTGTTACTGAGCCGGCCATTAACTCAGCTCGCGTTTCAGAAATAGCAGCGAGTGAAACACCAGAGAATTCCGAAGCAACCGCTGAGGAAACAACCAAAGAGGAGAACAAAGTGTCAGAGATTAATTCTGAGGCTCCTATCGCGACCGAAGCGGTAGAAGCGGCACAAGCTCCTGTTGTAACTGCACAATACATGGCTTACACAAAGCCACGCGTTGATACAAATGTTACAGCCGGACAATATGTTGGAGCACAGATCCGTGCTCTAAATGGCGATACTGATGCACGCGATTTAGTTGCTGCATTACAGATTGCAACAACAAGCGAGAACACAGGAATGGTTCCACCAAACTATCTACGCGATGTTATTGGTGTAATTGATTCATCACGCCCATTCATTGATTCAATTGAGCGTGCACCACTTCCAGCATCAGGAATGAAAATTTTCACTCCAAAATTAGGAGCACAGGCAATTGTTGGACAAACCGCAGAGGGTGTTGAGTTTGCTTCACAAGATACAGCCGTAACCTTCCAAGAGGATGATATCGTCAAGTTTGCTGGCGCAAATATTATCAATGTCGAGCTTTATGATAGATCTGACCCTAGTTTTCTAGATTTGCTTGTTAGAGAGCTAGCTGCATCCTATGCACAAAAGACCGATGCTTACGCAGCAAAGATTGCAGTAAATAACTGCGGATCAACTTCAGGTTCAACAATTTACAAGTCAATCGCAGCAGGTATTGCAGCATCATACGATGTGATGCGCTTTACTCCTAACCGCTTAATGGTTGCTCCATCAGGTGGCGAGGATGGAATTGATTTCGCTGGACTACTTGGTGCAGTCGATGGTGCAAACCGACCATTGTTTGCAGCAGCAGCTCCACAAAACGCAGCTGGTTTGTTATCACAAGGAACAACTGCTGGAACAATTGCTGGACTTGATCTAGTAGTTGATCCAAACTACACAGGCGACAATTCAAATGTGAAGTATGGATTAGTTTATCCATCAGCAGCAATGCGATTCCATGAGAGTGCGCAATATGAACTTCGCGCCAATGTCGTTGCAAATGGTCGCATTGAAATCGGACTTTATGGTTATGCAGCAGTAGTTAATCGCTACCCAACTGCATTCCGCGGTCTATCAGTAGCGTAATTTAACTGAGTGCCTAGGGTTGCTCCCGATCCTAGGCATCCACTTAAGGGAGAATAAAAGGAGATGACATGCCAAGTATTATCACAGCAAGTGAGTTGAGAGCAATAATTGGCGTGTCATCATCCTTGTACAATGACGCATATTTGGAAGGCATAATAGACTCCGCTGAGGGCGTGATCCTTCCAATGTTAGTTACATTCAAAAGCCCAGTTGCAAAAACCTCTTTAACAAATAATGTCGCCACTTTTACTACACTAGGAATTCATGAATTCACCGAAGGACAATCAGTCGTCATCGCAGGATGCGGAAGCCCATACAATGGCACGAGAACAGTCTTGGCAGACAATCTTGGACAATATACCTTTTCAGCATCGATCACTAATGCCGATTTACTCGAAGTTAATGTCATCCCATCCGGAACTGCTACCTTATCTGGCGCATCAACTTATGTTGGAAACCAACCTGTTCGATCAGCAATCTTTGCCGTTTCAGTCGAAATTTTCCAATCAAGAATCGCAGCCGGCGGACAAATCGAAGGAGTAGATTTCACAGCAACTCCGTTCCGCATGGGCCGCAGTTTATTCAATCGCTGTGTGGGTTTGTTAGGCCCTTA